ACCCCTCAAACGAATGTCCTACAGGAGAATAAACATTTGTCTAAACTGCGTGTAGATTTGTGTGTCGAAGAAGCGGAAGAATTGACAGAGGCCATTAATACGAAAGATTTTACAGAAGTGATTGATGCACTGACCGATGAATTGTACGTTGCCTATGGAGCAGGGTCCTCCTTTGGTATTGATTTGGATAATCTTTTTAGGATTAAAGTGTTCTGTGAACTGTCCGATTCACCTCATGCCTCCAAGGAAGTCTTGGATATTCGACCATCTGATACAACCATGAACGATGGTGAACCGACTCGTACGAATTTTAAACTTCTCACACATGTTCTTAAAAAAACCGAGACCTATTTTACAGAGAAACGTGTTAGCACGATTAATAGTGACGATATCTTTAGTGATAAATTTAATACAGAAGAAGAGTATGAAAACCTAAAAATTATGGTTCAGGAACTTCATCAGAATCTTAAACGCACAGTTACCCAACTCGAAAAAAACAAAAAAATGAGTGATTTTGAAGGTGTAGGAACGAATTTGGTCGATATTCTGTATCATACTTATAAATTGGGAATCTTTCTTGGTATTGATCTGGATGCTTCATTTGACATCGTCCATAAATCCAATATGTCGAAACTCTGTATTTCGGAACAAGAAGCCGAAGACACAGTTAATAATTATAAATTGAATGATAAACGCTATAATAGTCCAGAATATAGGAAATCCGAGAATGATAAATATTGGGTAGTTTTTAATCGTGAGACTGGTAAAATCCTAAAGTCGATTAATTATACACAAACTAACTTTAGTGAACTATTTTAATATAAAGAGAATCTAATTATATTTCTATGAATAGAAATTCTACTATAGTTTCTAATAATTCTTTTAATGAGAATGAGAATGAGAATGAGAACGAGAGTGACGAATATATCTCAGATGAGGAACCTTATACCAATTTAACTTCTCAAATCTTAAACAATCGTTATATTTGTTTATGTTTTATTTCGAATGGTTCGTTTTCATCTGTATGGCTTATCTATGATATTTTAGATTTCAATTTAAAATCTGCAAAAATCTTTCATGACAGTCCAGAAGAATTTAAGAATGAAACCCAAATTTTTAATAAATTAAATTCAACCACAACAAACCCCAATATCGTCAAATGTTTCGATATCTTTGAAGAAGAAGATGTCTCAGTCATTGTGACGGAACTATTGGGTATAAGTTTGCTCGACATCATTAATGATCTAAATAGTAACACATATACCTTATTTTCCCACAATATTAAACGTATATTTTACCAGATTCTGAACGGTATTAATGGATTACAATCCTTGGGTATCATCCATGCAGATATAAAACCAGATAATATCTTGTTAGATCTTCTCCCAACGAAGATGCTTAGTATTAGTACACGTATAGAAGACTTAAATCTCTTCGATGCTTATAATCAAATACAAACACAATTAACACCACCAGAGTATGAACAGTATAATAAAAATAAAAAAAAAATGATAAAACGAAAAATTAAAATTAAATCGTTAAAACTTATACGAGATTATATTTTCAAAAAAATAGATTTTAATTCTATACAAAGTTCTCCAGATGGATCAGGAAGCTATAATATAGAGAAACTAATAGAGAATAAATTTACAATAAAAATTATAGATTTTAGTAATTCGGAATTCGATACGAGTATTTCCCAAAACGAGTTATATATTCGATCTTATAGACCACTCGAAAATATAATAAATATAGATTATAATAAAAAATCCGAAATATGGGCAGTTGGGTGTTTATTTTATGAGTTACTTACGGGACTCTCTTTGTTCCAACTAAAGAAATTTAATACAGAAACAGAAACCAATATAGATCATATCTATAATATTTTAGAAACTTTCAAGACACAGAATTATATAGAAATCGTTGAGACGAGTGATTTTTATGACATGTTTTTTAGAAATCAAAAATTAAAAGTAAAAACGAAATATGAAATCTTAGAGTTTAGAGAAAAAATCAAACATAATTCTATTCTAGAATTCGATGTACACCAGTTAGATGAGATGTATAATTTCTTGTCGTGTTTGTTTATCTTTAATGTTAATCTACGACCTGATTGTAATATACTCTTAAATCATACGTTTTTTAATAGGTAAGGTTAATTTTATAAAATAAAAAATAGTAAAAAATTATATGGATTCTCAATCAACTGTACCCAGTGCTAAAACGTTAACTCAAGCCGCTCGATTATCGATTACTATCTCTAAACCGATGTGTTTCTATTTTTATCTTGATTCCTGTAAAGATCAGATCAAAATTTGTGCGAATGATACTGATAAGATCATCTTCAAATCGATGGATGAACATACATCGTCGATTACGAATATTTACAAAGTTGAGTCTGAATATTTAATCGTTACCGAAAATACTATCTATATTATTTCTGCGAACACCAAGGTTGCAAAAATGCCAGAAGAACTTTCTTATAATTAAAAAGAACTTTTTTGAATTAAAAACTTAAACCTAACAGCGACTATAACTATAAATGGAATCTTTTAATTTATCTTTAGAAATTTTACAAAAGGAATACCTAAAAAAACAATTTCTAAAAAATCTCTATATTTATTATCTCAATAAAGGCTATTATAATATCCTCTATACACATTTGACTATAATTTTTTCAGGATTATTTCTAATCTTTTATACAATATTTTTATATAACTGTATAAAATGGAATGAACTAATGTCGATAAACGAACCGACCCAAGTGACTCAACTAATCGACATGTCGAATTTTTTTAGTTTTAATTTTTCCATTGCAATATTTTTTATAACCTTTGTAGTAATCCTCATTTTCCGAGTCGTAAATCTGGTAAAAGATTATAGCTTATTTATCCCGATTAAAGATTTTTATAATAATGAATTAGAAATAGACGATAACGATTTAGGCATAATTAAATGGAACACGATAATCCATAAATTTAAAGATAAATATGAGGATGAGGAAATAACGATTTATTATATCAATAGTAAAATTACCTGTATTGAGAATTATTTTATAAGTTTAATCGATAAAAGGATAATTAAAACCAAAAACATGAGTAAATTATTTGAATGGAATATAAAATATTGTTTCATAAATTCGTTATATTCAAATAATACCTTTGATACCAAATTTTTAAACAAAGCGGAGAACCTAAATAGTGAGGTCACCACGATCGATAATAAAATAATTAGTGTTATAATCGTAAATTTTATCTTTATGCCCTTTATTATAAATTATATGATGTTGTATAATATCTTTAATTATGGAGAAAAATTATATACGGATCCGAGTTATTTATTTAATCGATCCTGGACCCGAATAGCCAAATGGAAATTTCGGAATTATAATGAATTAGATCATGAATTTAACGAACGATTGGTAAAATCCGAGAAAGAATGTACAGAATATTCCAATTTATTCAAGAATAAAATCGTAGAAACTCTATGTACTTTCCTATTATTTATTCTAAGTTCAATTTTTGTAACGTTTATCTTCTTAGGTATCATTAATGAGAAATTGCTCGTGAATTTATATATAATCGAAAACAAACAATTATTTTGGTTTATGGGTATTGTAGGTTCGTTAATCGCGATTTTACGGACAACTGTCAAGAAAAATATAGACAGTTATCCGAATGAAAAGATGAAGGTAATCCAAACAACGATTAATTCTATTCCGAACGAATGGTTAGAACTAAAAACCTCAGAATTTTTTCGTTATAATAAAAACAAATTAATAATCATCTTGTATGATTTTTTTTACACAATAAATGCACCATTCGATTTGTTTTATTTATATCTGGATCGCACGAGAATCTTTGATTTCCTGAATAATATAACGATAAATTCAGCGGAATATGGTCATATAAATAAATATGCATTATTTGATAATAATTTTATCATAAATGAGGATAAAAAAAAATCGGATTCCTTAGAAACCTTTCGAGTAAATAACGGTTAAATTAACCTAAAATAGGTGAGAGTAATGGTCCAGAGGATTGGAGGAACATTTTAACAATTAAATTATCCGAAACGCGTTCGAAATAGATATAGGAGCCAGCTAAGATCTCGACATCACTACTCTTAGTATTCATTAGTCTGATCTTATTATATTGTTTTTTGTCAATAGTTTTTTTGCTAATTTCCGTGTTATTATTACCAGTCAAAAAACATTCAAAGGCAACATGTGTGAATTTTAGGTCCGAATTTAAAATATTAAATTGGAAAAAACTGTTGGAGGGAAGTAGATTACCAGTGAATACAAATAAACTTTTGTGATTATAGCCTTGTAAATCGATGGAAAGAATCGTATTAGCTAAGTTATTATTTTGGTTATTTTTATTAAAACGAATGATTGTATTAGTATTAATAAGTGACAGGGCACCCTTTTTAATATCGATCATATCGGTTCCAGTTTGTCCCATGTCACCAAAAACCGTATTCGATTGTAATGTAGTGGTAGGGTAGTTTTGATTAGCAATACCTTCGAGTGAAATCGCTAATTTTAATGCAATATTCGGTTCAGTCATTCGATCTTTGGAGGACGCCGTTTTACCTTCTCCGAATTTACCAAAATTTTGATTCCATTGTGGATTGAGACCCAAGATGGTCGTACTAATACCATTATTATACCATAATTTCGAAGCAAACATACCATCTGTTCCATTCATACTATTCGAAGAGTTTAGATCATTGAAAATGGTCGGTGTCATATTGCTGGGTAATTGGTCGCCCCAGTTATTTTTTACCTTAAGTTTATTATTTTCATCAACATGAACATTAAAATAATTGATCATGACATAAAATAAGGAAATGGTCGAGTTCGTCGCCGGCGACTCAAATTTAAAGGTAATCGTTCTTGATTTATTATTATTATTATTTAGATAACCATTAATATCTAATTCTTTATCCTTATGCATTTTACTATTCGAAAAATCAACCAAATAGATATGTTTTTTAGGGACATGACCATGTGTAGCGAGAGTAATCACTCGTCTATAGTAGATCGGATCTAATCTTGGATTTGAAGTAACCCATTGTTTATCATCATTATCAATTACAACAGTTAAATAATCGAAATTATCATGTGTTCCCCATATACTAGCTTCTTTTTGTCTATATTTAAAGATATCATTTGGATTATCGTCTTCATCGTTGATATTCACTTCGACCTTGAAGCGCGGTTCATTTTCCACTGTTGGTTCAGAAGTGTCTGGGACAGCGATACGGTCATTATTCCGAACCACGAAATAGACAAATTTGACAGGACCATCCGTTAAAATGTCTTTACAGGTAATAGTTTTTTCCATAGGTTTGTAATCCATCTTTAAATTATCAAAATAAACTCTATAAGGAGTATTTTTATTTCTATATGAATCATATAAATTTTCGATAGTATTTTGTAATTGTAAATCACCATTATTATTATTCGCTCTTATACTTTCATAAATCGTTTGTATAGATGTAATTTTTAAATCTTTATAGGAATTATAGGTAAGGGCACCAGAGGACACGACTAATTGGCTAAGAGGTCGTGTTTTTACTGTAAAGGACAAACACATATCTCTTATATTCGAACTTTTATTGACTAAGAAATGTGGAAAGGCATTTTCATTTGATTGTGAAAACCAAAAATGTAATGGAACATAAATAACACTTGGGTCCGTACTAAACGCCTTTATGTTTTGGGCATCATCATTTTTTTTTAAGGTAATCCATTCCTCATTCGTAGGATCATGTAATTCATTATACAAATCTAACCATAAGCCATAATCCGTTTTTTTTGTGATGACTTCTTTTCCGAAAGCACTTAATGTTATACTTTCAATCAGGGCATGTCCAACATTATCGACCCACCCTAAATATGGGTCTGGCAGCGAGGCCAGCTGGTTAGCCGCTGTTAAGGAATTTGCGATATTAGCTGTGCATAGTGCAGGAAGTTCAACTCTTAATACCATATCTGTGATCCACCCATCAAAATTCTCATCGATATAAATTGGACCAAATGTTTTCCCAAAGGCAGCATCATTACCATTATTAAATTCCTTTACAGTTTTTTTTTTTTCAAAATAGTCAAAACACTTCGGATCTGGATTATATAGATTAAATTTTTTATTATTTGATAAAAAATCCTTTGCCATTATTATTAATAGATATATTTATTTAGATGTTTAAACTTTTATTAAATTCGATTTGTATATTAATATGGTAATTGAAACTAAATGCGAACAGGATGCTACATATTCTTTGGAAACAGTCTGTTGGCTTGACCTAATTTAGAATAGTAGTTATTAAGTTAAAGATTTAACACTATTTATATATAAATAGCATCACAATGACCTTGATCGATGACTACCTTGAACTTCATAAACAAAAGGAACTCGAACACGGTAAAAAAACCTGTGTTCTAATGCAAATTGGTCATTTTTATGAAGTCTATGCTGTAGATAATTATAAAGAACAAATCAATCATGAAAATATTCAGCATCTTTCGGAAATCATGAATGTTCAAGTTACTCGAAAAAATAAAAATAAAACCGAAAATAATCGGGGCAATCCTATTATGATTGGGATTAATTTACTCTCTCTTGAAAAATATGTTCAAATTTTAACCAATCATAATTATACGACTGTAATTGTCGATCAGGTTACTGACCCTCCTGAACCTGAACGTAAAATTACAAATACAATTAGTCCTGGTACGAATATTAATTACGTCTCGAATGGGGATTCGAGTAATTTGCTCGTTATTTATATCGAGGATTCTAAACAAATGAACTCGATTAATGAAACCATTAACATTGGATTAAGTGTTGTCGACCTTTCTATTGGGAAAACGACCGTTTATGAAACTTATTCTAAAACTGATGATAAAAATATTTCTCTCGATGATACTTTTCGATTTATACAGATTCATAATCCAAAGGAAATTGTCGTCTGCTTGAATACATCGAATTCTAAACTTACAGAAAAATATATTTCGGCCTATCTCGAATTAGAACGTTATGTTGTTCATTTTAAAGAAACGGATAAAAAATATATAGACCTCTCTGGTCAAAAAGAAATCCTTGAAAAGGTGTATTTGAATCGTGGGATGTTATCTGCTATCGAGTATATTGATATGGAATTTACTCCTTACGCATTGATCTCTTTTGTTGCTTCTCTGGATTTTGCTTATAAACATAATGAAAATATTATTAATCGTATCGGAAAACCTCACATCTGGGAAGAGAAAAAACATTTAGTACTTACGAATAGCTCGGTTACACAATTAAATTTATTTGATAATAATTGTAAAAATTTTAGTAAATTTAGTAGTCTATTCGGTGTTGTTAATAATACGAGCACCGCGATTGGAAAAAGACTTCTTAAAGAGACTCTCCTAGACCCAATCATTAATCAATCGGAATTATCCAAACGATACAGTTATACTGAATCTATGTTGGAATCCTATGATAATTATGAAGTCTTTCTTAAAAAAATTTGTGATATTGAAAGATTTCATCGTAAAATTAGTCTTAAACTTATTCAACCAGCGGATTTTGTTGGGTTGGATATCGCTTATAAAAATATTCTTAAACTTTTCTCCCTCTGTAAAGAACAGAAGGAATTAACGAACTTAATGCCCTCTGAAAAGGAAATTCTACATTTTAACCAATTTATTACGAACTATTCTAAAATTTTTAATTTGGATGAAATTGGTAAATACCATATTAGTAAAATTACGAACTCTTTTTTTAATGAAGGTATCTATCCAGAAATCGATTCGATTAAACAGTCGATTGATACGAGTCTTAATAGGATTGATCTGATAACTACTAAACTCTCTGAACTCTTAGACTGTGGTAGTAATACAGTCAAATCCGAATATACTATCTCTGAAGGCTATTCGATATCTCTTACCAATAATAGAGCTGCAGTTCTGAAGAAAAAATTTATGTTTACAAAAAATAGTCTTATAAAAATCGATGACGACTTTTTTATTGATCCGAAGGAACTTAACTTTATTAATTCTAAAAAAAAATCTCAAACAAAACTGGATTGTCCTAAAATTAGTCAGTTATCTCGAAATATTTATATTAAAACGGAATTAATTGGACGTTTAGTTCGAGATAAATTCCTGGAAGTGATTGAGATGTTGGATGTGAACTATATCGAAGGTCTTACTCCTATTTCGGAGTTTGTTGGAAAGATTGACTTATATAAATCTAATGCTAAGACCGCCTCTATTTATGGATATTCTAAACCGATTATTACTCAACAATCTAGTAGTTTTATCCATGCAAAAGATATTCGTCATCCTATTATTGAACGGATCCAAACTGATATAGATTATGTTACCAATGATATTTCTATTGGTGATACAACCAAAGGAGTTCTCTTATTTGGTACAAATGCTTCTGGTAAAAGTAGTTTGATGAAGGCACTCGGTCTAAATATTATTATGGCACAATCTGGTATGTTTGTTCCTTCCTCCCGCTTTGAATATAGTCCATATCATTACTTATTTACTCGAATTAATAATAATGACAATTTATTCAAGGGTCATTCCTCTTTTGCGGTAGAAATGAATGAATTGCGTGGTATATTAAAACGGGCAGATGAAACAAGTCTTATACTGGGTGACGAATTATGTTCTGGAACAGAAAGTATTTCTGCTCTAGCGATCTTTGCCTCGAGTGTACAATTTTTAGTTAAAAAACAATCGAGTTTTATTTTTGCAACACATCTTCATGAATTATGTAATCTCGATGTTATTAAAACTTTACATGAAAGTATTAAACTCTTCCACCTTAAAGTTATTTATGATAAAGAAAACGATAAACTTATCTATAATCGTAAATTAACTGAGGGTAGTGGTGATGCTATTTATGGACTAGAAGTCTGTCGTTCAATGGATATGGACCTTGAATTTCTGGAAACGGCGAATGAAATTCGAAAAAAAATAATGGGTATCGATGCTAGCTTACTTAATGGAAAAAAATCTACCTATAATTCGAATGTTTATATTAATCATTGTAAGGTTTGTGATAATTTAGCCGTCGATGTCCATCATATTAAGTTTCAATGTACATCAGATAATAATAATATGATTGGTCATATACAAAAAGATACCAAATCGAATTTAGTACAACTATGCAAAAAATGTCATAATGATGTTCATAATAATAATCTCGAAATTAACGGTTATATACAAACTACGAATGGGATCGAATTAGATTTTAAGTATATCGAACACACTGAAATGGAAGAAAAAAAGAAAAAAAGGAAAAAATTTGATGACACACAGGTTCTAGAAATTCAAGCGTTTATTGAGACCTATAGTAATCTTAGTAATAAATTAATTTGTTTTAAATTAGAAACGGATAAAAATATAAATATTTCAACCTCTATCTTAACCAAAATTAAGAATAAGACCTATTAACTTTCTTTAGACGACGCTTGGTATTACCCAATTTATGGGTTAAATTTTTTAGGAAAACACGATGTTTTCTAGTTTTATATTTTTTTGGTCTTTTATATTTATTTATTTTTTTGGAGAGTTTTTTAATTAAATCCTTTTTATATTTTAGAGATTTTTTCATAATTATATATTATACGAGTTTATAATTCCTGCTAATTCCTTTATTTCCCATAAGGGCATATTATAAAGTGTTGGTAGATACACAAGTGAATTATTAAAATCTTCATCTTGCGATTTTGTTTCATAGTCAAAAGTAAATAATTTATAGGTTGGGTTTTCTATCACTGGGATATACCGACTATTTAATTGATTAATAAATCGTGTCTGGTTTTTGATGACTAGAGTATTATAAATACACAGTAAATGTTGTCCTGGTCTTGTATCGACCGTCCATGGTAGACTGGTATTTTTAATTTTAAATTTTTCAAGTAAATGTAAAAAATAAAAACTCTTTAATTTCTGTTCCTTTTCTATAATCTCTGTGTTTTGTAACGCATGTTGAATCGACTGAAGTGTGGATTCACACGGCTGAAGATTATAATTATCGTGCATAAATCCTGGATTCGTTTTCCTATAATAACAAGCAAATTTATATAAATCTATTTTAAATATTCGAAACAACATTAGCATTACACCTATAATAAATTTACAATTATAAAGTAGATATGTCGGTATTTTTTTAAGAAGAAAGAGAAAGCGATCGAGTTTGGTTTCTTTTTTATAGGTTTTTATTTCGTTCGAGGTATCTATAATTAGATCCAATCCATTCTTACGTGCATACAGAATTCCTCCTCCAAGAGCACAGGGTTTTTTATCCATACCACACGAATATAACGAGATATCAAAGATTGATGAACTATATTTTTTGTTAAATTCTCCACCTTGTACACGATCTTCTATAAAGAGACACCTTTCTTTATTCTGTAATTTTTCTAATTCGGAAGTATCTAAATCCTGACCAAACATATGTGAGATTACACATATATCATAGTCTGTCTTGAGAATGTCGTTGGTTACTAACACTTTATTATAACTTTTATTCATCGGTAGAACTGTAATATTTTCTGGGTCAAAAAACAGTTCTATAATATTCCTAAAAGATGTGTGAAGGATCGGAGAAACTAAGATACGTTGGTTCTCTTTCTGTATAGTTCGTTGTTTAATTAGAGTATGAAATAACGAACGACAGGAGGACCCATAGAGCGTATTTTTTTTTCTATTTATTATTTCACTTTTATTATAAATTAATAAATAAAAAAAATGTAATATAAAATCAAAAAATGATAAGGGTAAATAATCTAAACCAGACGATATCATAGTACTTACTAAATATTTATCCTAAAGTTTTAAATCATATTCTATAAATTGATATATTCTAAAATTATAAGATTTTCACCAAGCTCGGTCCAACCTAAACCAGCCCCAGTCACGTCCTCGTCTTCTTCGAGGATAGCGGAAGAGACCGTAAACTCCAGTGGGGTATCGGTATGGTTCGCTAACGATCGCCATTTAGCACCTGGCGCAAGCAATGGCAACATTTCGCCCTGTATGACCGCCTCTAGTGATTTTGCATCGGTGTGACCATCAATGGTGAACTCGTTCGTCCTGGTCGCGGTACCTTCTAATTTATTTGTCTTTTTAATGAATAAGGAAATATTTATTACTACACACTTTGGAGGTAACGTATATGTGTGTACGTGGTTGAACGTGTGACCTACGACCCGATCACCTG